TTAGTTTGTTGCCAGTAAGTGATCATGTGTATCAGCAAGCTCCTTATGAAGACATCAGCGAGGATAAGTATCAGGAGTTAGTACAGCAGATGCCTGTGGGTGTTGATTGGAATGACCTTGAACATTTTGAACAAGAGGATAATACTACAGGTTCTCAAGAGTTAGCGTGTGTAGGTGGAGCATGTGAAATAGTATAGAGTTGTAACTTGTTATAAAACTAAAGCCCTTTAGGTTTCCCTAGAGGGCTTTTTTTTATTCTTCTCTGCTAAGCATTCCAACACCTGCTCTAGGAAAAGATTTAATGACATCAACAGCTTGCATACCTGTCATAGGTATTTGTTGTTTTAACCCTCTCTGAGCCGATTGTTGAAGTCCTGTCTGACCTGCTAAAAACTTTTGGGCAGAGGGACTAGCCAAACCTTTAGCAGTTGCTACAGTCCCTATAATACCGCTCATACCTGCTCCTGCTCCTGCCATCCCTCCTCCTGTAGCTAAACCAGTAGCCCCTGTAGAAGTCCCTATAATACCTGAAGCCGCCATTTGATGAAACCACGTAGGAGTTTCTGGTGTTCTTAAACGAGATATGTCGTCTAACTCTTTCTTACTAGACTCAATAACATCAGTTAGTTCGTCTTCTCTCTTAAAGTTTCTTGCTATTCTTTCAGCAAATTCTGGATTATTACGTAAATTTCTTTCAAGACTAGCTGTTTGTTTTAATATAGCAGATTTCTCAGAGATTGCTTTGTTTCTAACTCTTTTTATTTCGTTTGTTCTTCTAACTGCTAACTTTTTAGAAAGAGCATTAGCACTAGTTACAACAGCTTCTTCTTGCTTTGCAGTTAAGGCGGCTATCTGCTCCGCTTCTGCTCTTAGCGGCCCTTCTCCTCTTCTGGCTTGTCTTGGAGAGTTGCTTTTAATTGATGTTATCCACTCATCAGGAGTAAACCTACCTTGTCTCCCTGCTTTTGTAGAAGCTTTAGTTACTGCATTTCTAAGAACAGATTGTGATGCCCAACCAGATAAATCAGCTTCAAAAGAAGCCAACCTCTTACCGCTTAATTGTTTTTTCATGTTCTCATCTATAACATTTTGTATTTCTCTATAGAGACCTTTTATTAAAACAGCTTGTCCACCTTCGTCAGACATTTTAGAAGCCGCCATACCAAAAGAGTTCCTAATTGCTGATAAATCTTCTCCTTTAACTCTACCTGTCTTAGGATTTCTTTTTGCAGATAAAGTTGATAAACCGTCTTCAAGCAAAGAGCGAACACTAGACTTTCCTGCTAATAAAGACAACGTAGTGTCCTCTGCTACTTTTTTTTCTATTTGAGTAAGTAACTCTTGTGGTTTTATCCTAAAAGAAATATCTTTAATAGACCTGAAGCCTTCTTTTTGCCAGAGTTTTTCAAGGCGATGCATAGCTACGTTAGGAGTAGGAGACTCTAACACGTTTGAAACGTCTAACTTCTTAATCCCAACAGGCAGTGAGCTTTCAAAAGCCGCTAAACGTAACATATCATTGTTATTTTCTACGTTTCTTTTTAACTGCTCTGTTTTACGAGAAATAATCTCTCCTTCTTTACCTAAGAATTTATCATACCTGCCACCAATAACTTCTTTAGATATTTCTTCTTGTGTTTTTACATCTGCTATTTTTATCTTACCTGTTTCTTTAATATCAGCCACTGCTCTATTTAACTGAGCAGACGCTTCAGCGCCTTCAGCTTTAGAAGCCCTAATAAAGTTTTTAAGTTCTTTCTTTCTTTCGGCTTGTTTTAAAGCTAAAGGAGCAACTATAACTTCCTCTTGTCCTCGTATAACTCCTTTACCACCAAAACTAGGGCCAACAACATCTCTGTAAAAAGACTGCAACAATGCTTCAGAAGGCTTATCTTTTTGAGCGGCTAACGTGATTGGAGTAAAAACACCGTCTGTTTCTAAAGGAGAGGCCACTTTACGTTTTAACAGCCAACCGCCTGATCCTATGATGCCCCCACCTATTGCTCCAAAACCTGCACCCTCAACAAATTTTGAAGGTATTTTTTCAACGCTTTCTGCGCTTCCTGCTCCATAGATACCACCTTCTGCCGCCCCTCTTGCCACTAACGATCCAAGAGTTGAAGCAGTTTTTATTTTAGCCACTGGACTAACAACAGCACCTGCTATTTCAGCACCTGCACTAACAACAGGTTGTCTTTTTTTAAAATTTTCAGCTACTTCATCATATTCAGCCCTGTTTCTGTCGTATGCTTGTTGATATGTTTCGTCACCAAAAGCACTTTCAGCAAGAGCAGTTATACCTACTCTATACTCATCATACCAACCAAGGGAAACACCTTGCATAAAAGCCATAGCAGTAGAAAAGTTATCAGTTTCTAACCATTCTCCGCTTTCTATTTGAACTTCTTGTTCTGTCTTGTCTGCGTCTTTTATATACTTAGCAAATCGGTTGTTATCATCAAGAGGTTTTACGTCTTGATCGACAGGAGTTTTATATTTATCAAAACGATTAACCATTATTTAAAACCTCTGTCAAGTTCATCAAGAATTTTGTTTGATCTTTTTAACCTTTCACGCATATCTAAATAATCTACGTTAAAAGCCGCATTAAATTCCTTTATAGTTTCATCAGACATATTTGATTCTAGTTCCGCTATAGCTCCTGAAGGAAATCCTGCAAAACTTTCTTCTAGCCTTTCTTTTTCTGAATATGAACTAAAACCTCTAGCGTCTCCATAAAGATCATACCAAGAATTCTCTAACATAGCGTCTTGTTTAGTTATTCTAGCTAGTTTAGCTATTCCTCTGGCATACCTAACAATTGCTTCGGGAGAAGCGTTAGCAGGAAGTTCACCCTTCATCACTAATGCAACATCTTTATCAGAAGCAGGGCCAATAGGTAAGTTTTTAACACCTCTTCCAACTCTAAGTCTGTCTGCGGCTAAATACATATCACTTAGTTTATCCTGCTTACCAAGTATCTCTTTTAAACCTTCTTCTATACTTTTATAAAAACCACTATTTACTTTATTTAACATTCCTTCATAAGAGTCAGCTAAATCGGTTGCCTTTCTTTCTGTTGCTCTTTCATTTGTTATTAAGTCACGATTACGCGCTGTTCTTTTTTTGTCAGCGTCAGACATTTCTCCATCTTCCGCTTTAGCAACTGGCGATCTTTGCAACACGATTTTAGGGTCTTGTGCGTCTCTCCAAACAAGTTCATTTTGATTTGTTTCAGAATTATATTCTTTTTGCGGTGTACCTGCTTTTGATGATGTTGGCCCTTCTATAAACTTTCCTGTACTAGGTATGTACACACTATTGCCTACCACTGCATAGTCTTTAGCTTCATTAGCTTCCTTAATAAAGTTTTTCATGTTTGCAGGAGTAATTAAACCCTGTAAGGCTAATGCACCATAACCTTTATTAGGATAGGTTTCATTCAAGTATTCTGCAAACTTCGCACGGCTTGTGTTCTTCGCATCTATCCCTGATTGTTTTTCATCTTTAAGCTCTTGTTTTTCTAAAATAGCATTTCTTCGTGCAATTGTCTCAGCGGCTCCTACTGGGTTTCCTGAAGACATTTGTAACTTAGCAAGCTGAGTTAAATCGTCAGGATTTTCAGGATTCATATTAGGAAGTAATTTTTCTAGTTGTTCCATAGGGTTGTCTGGAACTTCTCTTCCTGTTAGTTTAGCGAACAGCTTACCTACTGCCCTGCCGCCACCTCCGGCTTCTTGAGCAAGTCTTTGATTTCTTGTAAGAGGTTGAATTGGTTGCGTGGGAGTGCCTGTTAATAAACCCACTAAATCTCGATCTGCCATTATATTGTCCTATAAATAGTTTGTTATTAGGCTTTAGGCCCACCAGAACCGCCACTAGCTCCACCAGTAACTGCGCTTGTTATAGTACCAAGTAAATCATTCCAGAAACCGCTTCTAGCGTCATCCTTAGCCGCTTGGGCTCCAAAGATACCGCCTACACGTTCCCCTGTCTTAGGGTTATAACCAGTTCCTAATGTTTGTGCAATGTAACCACCTTCCTTATCAAACAAAGTTTGTAACAGTGATTCAGCATTTAAAGTAGCACCGGATTCTCTACCGCTTTGAGCTTGCGCTGATAGCGGAGTAGCTGTTTGAATTAGCTTAGTTAGCTCCTGCTGTGGCTTATAACCTAGACCCAAAAGACCACTAGCTAAACCAAAGGCTTGCTGTCTGTCTGCTTGAGACTGTCCGTAAGCATTAAAGAAAGCTTGATTACGCGCTTGTCCTTGAGCTAAAGACTGTGCAAACTGCTCTGGAGTACCTCCGTAAAGATCAGTCATTACGCCTAGTCTACCTTGACCTAATAAACGCTCTTCTAAAGCCTGTCGCTGACGTTGTTCCTCAGGGCTTTGTATGGCCCTTAATTGCTCATATAAAGCCTTTTGTCTTTCAAGAGGGTCACCGCCTAACTCATCCATGAAACCGCCTGCCATACCAAACAAACGATCCTGTAGGGCCTGTTGGTCTTCAGACAGGTTCAGATTATATCCACCTTGTGCGTCAACATCTGCACCGCCTAAGCTAGATGTGACACTAAAGGGAACAAACTGTGACTGCTCGTACGCCTGTTCACCTATAGCAGTACCACGCTCTAGTGTTTCATCTCTAAAGTTTGTTTTTCTTTTTATATCTCTTTTTAAGCTCTGATAAGCTTGACCTGATTCTAACAAGTCCGATAAAAAACCCATTAGTAACTCCCCCCGCTAATTGTTCCTGCTAAAGTACCCGCAATATTAGCGGCTGATAATGTAGGGACAGTTACAGTCCCCGTGAATGTTGGCCCTGCTATGTCTGCTTTAGAGTTTACTGCTGTTACAAGATTAGAAAACTCTTGGTTTATTTCAGCACCTTTTACAATCTTATTTGCATTACCGGAAGGTAACGAATCCTTAGCCGCAAAGTCCGTGGTTTTTGTATAATTACTCATTAAATAAGTCTCCCTAATAATACGTTTATGTCAATTTTTTGTATGGAAAATTCCGATCCGCTAATGGTTGATTCTAAGCCGATAGTTACTACCGTTCCGTGTCCTGAACCATGTACGTTGGGAACTTGTATTTCAGTTCCTAATGAGTATTCAGAGGTAGAAACATTGTACTCACTTACACCATAAAAAGCTGTGTTTGCGTTAGTTCTTTCAGAGTTAAAAGTTTGTTTGTAGTAAGAATCTGAATAATCATAACCCCAATTAAGAACGGACTCAGCCGCCGCATCCCCAATAATTGTCATTTTAAACTTTTTAAGGAATTTAATATTAGATGAATTTCCAAAATCTAACGGGTTGCTAAAGTATGATAGTTGATAGGAAGATGTTGAGTAAGTGTAAGTAGAACTAACAAGAGTACATAGTTTATCAATAAACCCTGTGTACTCATAAACACCTCCCTGTCTTCCCATGTATATCTCACCGTTCTGTGTTCTTGTGTAACACAGAGCGACGGGGGTTGACCACGTTGTAACCCTGTGTGATCCGTCAGGTAACGCTTGCCGCATATCGAAGCAATATGTTATATTGTTATTAGGCAGAGTTAAAAGATAAAAAGCTTCCTCTGGGCTGTAAATAGACTTAATAGGGGCTAGCGTAGAGTCTAATATTCTTTCTTCATTAACATGGCGTACTAAGTCATTCCTGACGTTTCTGCTTATGTCACGCATAGGCATAGACTTTTCCTGTATGACTCTGCCGAAGCTACGTACACCTGAATCCGATAGGAATATAATGTCAGTACCTGTGTGCTGTACAGAGTCTCTAGCAATACAACCTACGCCTTCCACAGTGTCGTGTAAAGCCATTGATGCCGGAGAGGTTGCACCAGAGTACACAACAATAGATGTCTTACCAAAGACAATAAGGAATCCGTTGTGTGCCGCAAGGGATACAATTTCATCGTGACCAGTAGGCCATACAGTTGTTAAATCAATAGAGCCTGTAGTGCCACCATTCCAAACATTACCATTAAGGGTATCAGACCAATATATTGTATGTTTATCCCCTGTAATGTCAGCTACCCATGAACGACCATAAGCCGCCAATACTTCATTAGCTTGGAAAGGAGGATTGCCACTTCCTACGGTAATGACACTAACTGTATGACTGCTTCCTGATCCTGTTAAAGTTGGTGTCGAAGAAACAGCCGCAGTTGCTTTATAAGTAAACTTGAATCCGTCACCCGCATCGTTCTTTGTTACAGTAAATAACAAGCTACTGTAATTTGTACCTCCTTGTATTGCGGATACTTGTGCATCAATCGTACTATAGGTTGCACTCCCTACGCTTACCGTTGTAGTTCCATCACCAACAACTAAAGTGGTTGTTTCGGACGCTGTAGCTGTTACATTGTACACCGCTTTAACACCATTAGGAGCAATATATCCTGTAACTGCTGATAGTTTCACAAGCCCTTGAGAACCAGAGTCTGTATAAACTAAAGGTTCATGTCCTCTTTGATAAAAGTAAACATGGTTATTAAAGTTGACAACCTTCCAGTTGTTAGCGCTTATAGTATAACCTGAAGGAGTTATGTCAGTCAGTGTTCCTGTGCCACTAAATATTTTATTGTTACCTGCTGAGAAAACAACTTTGTCACCGCTTGTATCTAAGGACTCAAAGATTGTTTCTACTTTTACAGTATTTGTACCTACTGTTGAAGCCCCTGCGGTATTTGTAGCTGTAGACAACAGCACTGAGCCTTTCCTAGCCCCTACGCGCCCTAGCTTATCAATAACACAATTAGTTGCAATAGACGCATAACTAGGGTCAAGACCCACAGGGGAATCCTGAGTATTAATACCGCCAAACGCAGGTGCATTAATTGTTATGTTCTGTAATTGTTGAGCCACTATACAGGTCTCCAAACAGTTTCTTCTGGTTGACGAGCTACGTCAAAAGCAATCATATCACCTAATGTTTGATCAGCAATAGCAAAGAGTTCCGCAGAGGATGTACCACCTGTTTCCCCTCGCTCTCTTGAAGCTAAGGCTACAGCGTAGTGTATTACAGGATTAGAAGGAACATACAAAGTAGCCGTATCGTCAACCATTGTTGCTTTTTTATCCACAGCGTTGACACGTATAACGTATTCTTTATCTGGGATAGGGTAAAGATCAAGTATTGCTTCCCCTGAATCATTAAAGCCATTCCAAGAGTAATACGCAGGAGAGCCGCTAGCAGGTGTATTATTTAAAAAAGCATTGTTCATCCAGTGTGATGTTACAGGCTTTAAAAAACAATTAGATGTGTCATTGATAACATCAAGAGTTTTAAGACTTATATCGGAACCAGTAAGCTGATACCTAAAAACAGTATCTGTTGTGTTAATATTAAAGGTAGTCCGTAAAGAAGCCCAATCCCAAGAGTCCTCTACAATTCTTTTTGCATCGTTTACAAACTCTCCTATTAACTTGGAATAGCTGTTGTCCGACACAGACGTAATTGTATCGTCTTCCCTTAGCCTTCTTAGTACGCTCTGTACAAGTTGTAAATAAGTCATTAGAGTATGTATCCTTGCTGTATTGATTTCATTAATTGTTCCTTTGTACGCCCTTAGTTTTTTCAACTGTACGCATAGCGCCTAAACCAAGCATACCTAAAAGAACAGGCATCATCTGACTTAAATCAAGGATTGGAACAACAACCTCAGATTCAACCAGAGCAAGCGTAAAGTTGGCCAGTGGAATAACCAAGAAGTTACTCGCCATGCCAAGGACAGCCACCCAACCAACAGCAGGGCGCCAACCGCTAACAAATAAAGACGAATGTGCCGCTTCAGTTTTATTAACCTCAAGTTGAGCTTTAGCCAACTCCTGTGCATGTTTTTCCGCCATAGTACTAATTTCAAAGGCGATGGCATTCTTCTTATCTTTATCCTCAATAAATTTATCAAGTAAACCAGTAACAGGGCCAACTAGTGAAGTAAGGATAGACATTATCCTGTCCTTTTCCACATGTATACAACAATAGAAGGCTGTATTACAGATACTGTAGTTGTAGAAGAAGTAACCGCTGATGGAGAAGTAGCGTGAGCCATGTCATCTCTGTCCGAACTATCAGTAGTTCCGTCACCTACAATTAAAGCTCCGCTAGTAGTTGGGTTTATTAAAGCACCACCTGAGCTTCCTGTTAGACCGTAACCAGTAGTAGGAATTACAGTGTCTACTGAAACGTCAACAGTTTTAGCACCTCTTTCTTCTTCCGCTGTATCAAAGTCAGTGTCAGTAGAATCTAAACTTACAAGCGCTCTACCTGCTCCAAAGACAGCCCAAGTACCACCAAATAAAGTAGCAGGGGACGTAGCAACAACGGAAATATAAACGGCACCTACAGGATAAGCTTGCAATGCTCCTGCAATCTCAACTATAGCATTAGAGCTATTCTTTGAGTACAACTTTTTATCCGCTGTGTTGACTGCTAGTTCAGCACCGCTTGAAGTTTGTGTAAGGTTTCCTGCGACAGGGACTGCGCTAGCTGAAGAACTTACTTTAGTTAATAGAGTAGTCATAATTATTTCTTACCTAATAGTTGTTGAACGGTATCGCTTTCATATATACGTAAACCCAACCAAACAATAGTAAATAAAGAAGCAATAGGTGGAAGCCACGCGCCTATAGTTAATATTGCTGTTGAAGCCGCCGCTATATCTACTACTTCCTTAGTTTCCTCAATCATTGTTTTTTCCTTGTGCTTGTTCACTTCAATGGGTTAGAAAGGTAGTCCATTGCAGACCACAGGTCTTCTACCTCTCTCTTAATTGTAGTTATCTTTGCTTCAAATCCACTGACCTTTTCTGTGACTAACTCAGCCTTTGTTACTGTGGCTTTCATAGATTCAATTTCTTTCTCAAGGTCATCTACATTTTCATCAATAAGTAACAACTTGTCTTGCTGATCAATTATCGTTTGTAGATTAGCTCCAAGGGTTGCTAGTTTTCCTTGCAACTGCGATACATCATTGTCTGCTAGNTCTTGCTTAATTAACTCAATCTCACTCAGGAGTTCTTGNTTGTTNGTTACAACTTGTTCTTGTAGAGGCGTAATGTTTGGTATCTCATTCAACTCTACAGACTCAAGCCGTGAATACAAACTGCTTGCTGTCCATACACCGCCACCCAAGGTTGTTGCAAGACTAAACAAAATTGCAATGTACACACCTTTAAAGGATGTGCCGCCAATTTTTAACTCAGTCTCTTCTAGGCTCATGTGTTATCACTTTCTTCATCTTCACAATCAATTTGATACATGAAGCAATTAAACCCTAAAGCCGTTGGGCCAGTGTTGTAGAACAGACTCTCGTAACCAGTGTTAAGAATTTCAGTTTCCGTTGCGTAAATATCTAAGCCGTAATTACCCTGCCCATTAAGATACACACTGCTGACTGTCTCGCTAGATGCCCAAGCTAATTCAACAGCTTGGTTAGTAGAACTGTAAGTAAGCGTGTTATCTTCGACGCGAGTGTTGTTGTCCATTGCACCTTGATCTAAAAATGCTACCGCTTCTGGGTTCCCTGCTACAGCTAAGAAAGCTCCTGCCGCGTTAGCGTGTTCTTCAATATCATCTAGACTTTGATTGTAAGTATCAGCGTCCTCTTGAGAAACTGACATATCATTCTGCGCTATGTAGTCTTGGACTTCTGCTTGATCATCGGGGGTTTCAGCCGTTTCAGCGCGTTCTGCTACTTCCTGTACCTCAAGCATATCAACCACTACAGTAGTAAATTGCTCAATAGCGTCTTCCATTGCATCGAGTTCGCTTTGTGCTTGCTCGTTGAGGTAATCTTCAGCAGAACCATAAGGCAGATAATTAACCATGCCAGACAAAGCGGAGTTGTAAGCAGTTACTTGCTCGCTAGATATGTAATAGTTTCCTGAAAGCTGTCCGCTAGAAATACCCATGCCTGTCTGTGATGCGTGGTGTGCGCCACCAACAAACATAATGCCTTTGTTTATCTGATCAACAATCGCGCTAGAGGTTTCTATCAGCGTATCAAGCTCACTTGATTGAGCGCCTAAACATGACAGACACAAGCTCATCAGAACCGCTTTCTTCATTTTCATCATCATCTGATCCTATCCCTAAAATTGAGTTGTACCATTTTTGCGTGTCGCTGTACTTCGGCGTTGGTGGTTTTTTAGACCACGTTGCCTTACGTCTTACTGCTACTTCACCATAATCAGGGATGTACAAATTAGGCTGTGTCTTCATTAATAGAAAAGCACGTTTACCCACAACTAGTTTTCCGCTTGCAATCAAAGGACAAGGAGTAGCTGAAAGCATCATTGATCTAAATGTTTCAACACTGCCTTGGCAAAGACGACTAATAGCCGCTACCTTCATTCCTAAATCACTTAAAAGCTTGGCATCCCTGCGACGATTACAATCAACATCCTTTTGATACGAACCGTCTGTATAACCTATCAGCCCTGTTTGAATACTACGGCCTGATCCTTGTAGACACGTTTCCATGCCGTTAGACATATAGGAAGGGGCTATTGCTGAACCTACTGGCATTGATGAGCTAGATCCTGCGCCATTGTAAGTATTGCTTACTGACTCATCCTTGCTATTGTTGTTACTACTAACTACTGATCCGACAGTGTTTGTATTTAGCGAGCCATCTTGCGTATTCTGACTGTCCGTATCGCCCATTGGTTCTTCGTTTTCCTGAGAAAATACTGAAAAACTAATAACTAAAAACAAAAATATAAAAGGTTTCATTCATTTACGTTCTTGCAGGATATATACCGCCGCCAAAGCGCAATACTACGCTAGAACCAGAGCCAAACTCTCCAGTTTTAACACCGGCACGATAAGCCATTGACGGCTCAGGTTCAAAGCCTACTGCTTCTTCTATACCAGTAAAGCTACCCACATCGTGCCAAGTAGAGCCATCGGTGCTTCTTTGTACGGTAACTATGTTTCCATTAGCAAACGTGCCTGAAGCTGAAAAGTTAAAATTACCTTCGAGGAATGTTGTGTCAGTAAAACTATTCTCAGCGGTAATGGTTGCTGTAACATAAGTTGTCATTTTAAAATCCTTCGTTGCGTTTAATTAATGTTAGGCCGCGTTATTAGCTCTGGATACTTCAAGCCAGTTACTGCCAGTGTATATAAGAACCAAGGCATCATTAGCATTGTCCATAGTAAAGTCACCCTCTAGCTTTAAGTTGCCAGAGTTGTCTTTTGCAACAATACTTCTTGCGTTGTTTTTAGCTTTTAAGATTAACATCTGCCCTGCACGACCACCATTAACTGTGTCTAAATCGTCAGTAGATGCACTGCTTTCTGTATCAACAGCCAAGAAAGAACCCACAGCCGTAATGACTCCAGATGCAATAACAACGTCAATAGGACTATCGCCGAAGTTTAAGCTGTTTGCCTGTACATTGTTAAATGTAGGGTTTCGCCCAAAGACTCCACCGTATTGTTTAATGCTCATATCTATTTCCTATTATTAAGCGTTATTGTTTGAACGGCTTAGTTCACACCAATTACCACCGCTGTTTTTAATCAGTACAATTTTGTCGTTTTCTGAATCTAAAGAAAAATCACCTTCTAATCTAAGGTTTCCACTACCATCCTTTAATACGACAGTTCGTGCGCCGTTGTTAGCTGTACAGATTAGTATGTCACCAGAGCTACCACCATTAATAGTTACTAGATCATCAGTAGATGCTGAACCCTCAGTGTCAATAACTGCGTTAGCTCCAGTAACAGTGACAGCACCGCTTGCTATCGTAACGCTCGACTGGTCAACAAGACGTAGGAAATTACCTATGTTATTAAGAGTAGTGTAGTTCTCAATCTTTGTAGCGGAAGAAGACCCATCGAAATATGCAAACTCTAGCTTATTGATTCCATAGTTCTCTAAGTCTGCATCAGAAGAGTACACGGCTTTAGTAATGTTCTTCTCTGACCTTACACCATTTAAACCAACAGATACTCCCTCACTAAGCTCTAAGTCACTGTCAGCCATGTTGACAAGATAGAAGTTAGTTGGGTTTAATCCATTAACAAAATTAGTATTTCCGGCAACACCGTCTGAATCTGCCGCTACACCTCTAACAGTAGTTTCAGTTGCAACGAAGGAAGGCTGTTGGGTTCCATTTCCTGCTATTCTAAACACGCTAAAGTGACTTGCTTCCCCTGTCCCTGTACCACCATTTACACCTATTTTATTAAGATGTACACCGCTTAGGGTTACAGAACTAGAAGTTGTTAGATTTAAAAAAGACCCTGATGTAGCTGTAGTAGGCGCAATAGTGACATCTTCAACATGAATCGAATCAAAGACTGAGCCACGAATATTTTGCAAATACATAACTTCGTTAGCTACTACGTTGCAGGCTTCTATGTTTAATTGATTGAAGGAACTGTTTGCTCCCTCTCTGTAATCAAACGCTCTGTTCATTAATATGTTACCGTCTCTATCATTAGCAAAGTAACAATTGTTCCAGATACATCCACTGTTGGCCGAACCGCCGGGATTTAGCAATACAAATGATCCAGTAATTTGTCGGCAGTGTATGTTTTCAAATGACGCACTAAAAATGCCGCTTTCTGTAGCGTCCCAGTCATTTTCTATACCAGTGTAACCATTTCTTAAAACCATGTTACGTATGGTATGCCATCCTTTCCCCATATCATTGTCATGATTTGTTTCAGGCCAATACAAAAGTGCGCCCTGTCCGTCACTAGAGCTTGATCTAGCTGTTTCTATAGCCGCTTTGTCGGGTAATGAGGTGTGTTGAATACTAAAGTTTTCAATAGTAATACGCGGATATTTCATTTCTAATACAGGGCTAGTTGTATTAATACGCTTAATTTTACTATCTACTCTACTTTCACCATACAAGCGTTGCCCTGCTTTTGTAAGGTACAGAGTAGCGTTTACTCTATAATCACCAATAGGAATGTATACTGACTTGCCTGTATTTAAAGCGGCCTGTATTGCAGGAGTATCGTTTGCATCGTCGTTACCTTTTGCGCCAAAGTCTTTAACATTGACTGATGCGTCTTCAATCATTCTGTTTTTTGCTTTAGTTAAAGCCATTGTCTTATCCTTTAATTAATATTAGCTAGACTGCATTACGATCCAATTTGTACCGTCTGATTTTATAAGAACCCATGCCCCATCAGTAGCAGGTAGGATTGCAGTTCCTGCCGCAGTATCACCTATAGGAACAACATTTGAAGATGCTGAAACAACTGTCTGAGCCTGTACTGTTTTAATGTTCAAAACTCTTCCGCCAAAC